AGTAGTGATAGTAGCTGAGTTCTGAACTACGGTAAATGCTCCACCAGAGGTGGCGATAGATGTACCAGAGTTAACAACCTCAACTTTAATCATTGGATACGGCTCACGCCTGAAAGTCTCCTTCCAGATAGTTGCGAGACCATTAGCTACATTGTACTGAGTACCTGCAGTAGCTTTCCAAGGAATAGTTTTGATCAGGGGAGTGTTATTCGCCATTGGGGCAGTTTGCCTCAACAGTACACTCAGGATATAAGTATTACCAGAGGTAATAGTTCCCAGATCGCCGGCAGTACCATTGTACCCCCAGTATGATAATTGCTCAGTAGCGGCAACATATGATGCACCACTAATGGTAGAATTACCCGGAGCAAACTTAGGCGAGCGGATATAAGTTCCGTCAGCTAATTTCTGAACCACTTGATACATAGCAGTGCTAGCACTAACATCAGTCTCTTCAACTGTGTCGTCGTCTACTTTTACAAGGGCGGCAGAACCAGCTGCCATAGTAGTAGCAGCATCACCATCACTGGCTCCATTTGTTACGTTACCAATAAATTGATAAGTTACGGCTTCTTCAAACATAATATTTAGTATTTAATTAAACAATCTATTTATTACTATATTTAGCTTTCAATAACTGAAAGCTTTCTGTATTCTTAGTATAAGCAGCTGCATTAATAGCTGCTCTATTTACAACATCTCTATGGATGATAGTACTATAAGCACTTGCTAAACCAGTTATAACCATACCAGCAGTTACTGAAGTTCCATCTATAATAGTTCCCTCAAGAACTGACGGCATAATAATAGGATCAGGTCTATCTAAGTAAGCAGTGTAATAAGTATGTACTGCACTTGCTCCTGTAATTATAAATAAAGTGTCTGCAGTACCTGCGGCACCTGCTTGTAAAAGTCTCCAGAAATGTCTATCAGTACTAGGTTGCTTATAAGGATTATCCTTGTTAGCTGCCCAGAAATCATGATCAATAGGCTTAACCTCTACGGTAACACCTACATCTGTTTCCTTTAACCTTTCATTTAAAATGGCCCAAAAAGATGTTGTATCAATATTAAACTCCAAGGAGTCTGGGTACATGGCAGAGACAGCAGTAGTAGGAGTAGCAGTATCAACCTCTATAAAAGGCCCTATAACTAAGGATTTGATATCATTACTCTCTGCACCTGTCTCTAGTATCTCTTTTAAAATCTGCTCTTGTGCTTCTGAGAGTATGATTGAAACCTCATAAGGATCATACCCCGGAGCATCCCCCGAGGCTATTGCCTCATAAACAATCTCAAACTCATTCCACATCTGTAAAGCATCCATTACTTAAGAGACATTTTGGTTTGTGCTTCCAATTTTAAGTAAACATCATCAGTAGTTTCCTTCAACTTCTTCAAGTAATTAACTAACTCTACTAGAGTCCAGTTAGAAGTATCACCGATAATATCGTATCTATTAACACCTTTCTTCTCTATAGCTCCACGCTTAATTGCCTTAAGAATTAAGAGCTTGAGATCATAGTTCTCGTCTCTTGAAGTTTTTAAGAAACCATCTTTATCTTCCATAGCTACTTTAATCTCACGCTGTAAGAAAGCCTTGTCGGCCTCATCGGGCACTTCCTGCAACTTCTTATTAGTCATGAAATATACTTCCAAGAAACTCCTCATCTTAACTGGTGAGTTCTTTATCTCTCCGTAGAAAGTAAACATCTCCTCAATAAGATCAAGCTCACTGCCTGCTTTGATATCCTCATAATCAGAATCTACTAGAGCGAACCTATAACTAGGCTTCCTCTCTCTCATCTCCCAATCAGGGGATACTTCAGGACAGAGCCTTAACACTCTCCAACGAAGACTATCTATAGGGTCCGAGAGATCTAGCTTAAGTCCATTATGCATAGACATAGGCGTTTTCTGAAATTTAACTCTAAAAGAGTTCCAGAAGTTCTCCTGACGCTTATAAGGATTCAGATCTACATCCAACTCCTTTTCAAAATATTCTTTCTCCTCTGTACTATCAAACGGATTTTTAAGTACAGGACTATCCCTCTCTGATGGTAGTACAAAATATACAAAAGCAGCGTCATGCATGAAATATGCTGAGTGTGCTGGATCGTTAATCATTTTACGCTTCTTCCCTTGTCATACTAAAAGTTTAAATTAAAAAAATAGAGATAGGGAGCAGATGCCTCTGCCCCCTTCTCATATATCATCTATCGAAGGATGGAAGGAATAATCCTACCAGTCTTCAAAGGATTAGTAATCATCACTCCACCGATAAAGAGCTTCATGACAGTATAACCGTCAACAGGTGATGCAGTCATAGCAGGTGAGGAATTCATTCCTACGCCACCAGCAGTGAAAGGATCACGCATACCAGGAATGTAACGGAAGAACTCCTCAGAGTCTTTAACAGATACTTTCTTGATATTAGCTTCTCCATTAGTAGTACCAGCATCCCAGATGTCATAGACATAGGAACTAGCCAGACCACCTTCAGGGTGAATAAGCTTGTTACGTACTGGATCGTCTTTCATAGGATCAAGCATCACCTTGAACTTGATACCATTGACGAAGGTGTACTCAACAAACTGACCTTCATTCAACATTGCTTTATCTCCACTAAACTTGATGTTTCCATCTGAACGCAACCAACTGATGTTAGTAGCTTTAGTAGACATACTTTGATGGAACTTATACAATCCACGTTCTCCAGTAGAAAGTACAAATACCCTGTTATCTTCAGCAATCTTACCTACAGAAAGATCGAGAGCAAAGTCCCCAATCAGGTCTGCAGAAAAATCATTGTAATAAAGGATATTACCATTCTCCATCTGCTCTACGAGGCCGAAACCTGAGCGAATAGTGTTTCCTGACTCACCTACGTTACCGTAAGATCCGTCATCAAGCCTGTTAGACTTACCGTGCATCAAAAGACGAGCTTTATCCCTACGGAACTGAGTCATGAAATCCCAACCCAATTTATCAATCCAACGTACTTGCTTATTACCATCTTGATCTACAAAAGCAAATGCAAGAGGCTTATTTTTTCCCTGAATGATCATATTACCGGGAACATCATACTGCTTACGAATGTAAGAAGTAGTGTTTTCCATACGGAAGAATCCAGCGTGATGAACAGTGTTACCTCTCTTAGAGAGTTCTTGTTCAACAAGACCGTAGTCTTCTGACCAGCGTGTTCCAGCTGCAAGGTCATCAACAGGTACAAAGAGAGCGTCGTCACCAGTGATAAGTTCAACTTCATATCTCCAATAGGAGCCGTCAGCTACGGGGTCTTCCTTCACCCTGAGAGAGTAATCTTCAGGATATTCTCCAACAATAACTGATGTAGCTGCGAAATATCTTTCTGGATACCACACATAAAAAGATGCCCTAGCAAAACCAGGAGTATCTGTACCAACAAGCGCACCATAAGAGGCGGTCAAAGAAGCCTTAATGAGAGGAATATTCCTTTCATCAGCTCCCTGAAGCATCCACTGATAAGGGCCTTCGGTGTCTAAATAGTGAGTAGGCAGGCTCTCGACGAAACTGACAATGTTATCAGCTCCATAGTTCACCTCATAAAGCCTATCAATAGTCTTATTGATAAACTCAGGCTCGGTCAAACCAAGCCATCCGAGATGAGCTTCTCTAGTCAACCCCGACCAATATTTAGGTTCGACAATTTGTAATTTACTAATCTTATCCATAATTATTCTGTGTTATAAGGATTTTACTATTTATTTAAAAAGATGTTTCATCGAGCCAATCATATCCTTAGTTTCCTTATCAACCTCAGGAGTCCTGCCCGTACCCGTAAAGTGCCCCTTCTGACTGATCTGATGCTCTAGCTCAGTGATAGCAGAGGTCTTTACTTTTTTCGTTAAGGTAGCCATCTTACCATCGAAAGCCCCTTGATTAATTAGGTAAGCTAATTTTATATCGAAGTCTAGTACATCCTCTGCCCTCTTAGCCCAGACACCGTTGAGCACTTGCCCGTCTTCAGTCTGCTTAGCTGGCTTAGTAAGCATGTCTTCGATCTTTACTTTAGTCTGCTTATTGATCTTCTGACCGGGGATAATCTCCGTGAGGTTATCTACCTGATCTTTTAAACTCTTAAGAGAGGCCTGCCTAGCAGTTTCCCTATTCTCTACAGCAGTCGTCTGCTCTTGCTTAATTTTTTCTAGTCGTTGCTTCCTAACTTCTTTTAATCCGTCAAGAGCTTCCTTAGATTCTGTTACATCATCTCCCAGCTCAAAACTACGATCTACTAGTTTCTGTATCCTAGCTTCTGAAAATTGTGTAGTTTCTTTGTAATATGCGGTAAGGACACTTTTCCTGAGGGTTTCATTATCCTCATTAGCTACATCCTCATCTGTGATCTTATCTACCTCTTCGAGAGAGGCTACTACACCAGTGGCTACATTAGGGTCTACACCCAAGCCTCTAAG